TGTCAAATCTATAATTTATAAATAAATACAGATTATACAAAGGTTAATCGGAGAGTACAAATGTCCCGTGGTAACGATTTACAAGAAATGGAAACAGGCACTTCACAATCCAAAACCGCTGTAAATGCTAACGCAGCTCCAGCGGCAGCTCCAGAAAAGAGTGCAACTCCTGTTGCAACTCCCGGTCAAACTGGAAGTTGGGAAGATTTAGGTGGTCCTACTCCAGAGAATAGCAAGCCAGATGATGAGTCGAATACACTCAAAACTCCTGGTGCATCACTTAAGCAAGTTAAGGATGTAGTAAATGCTAAAGCTGCTGCAGCTCAAGCCGCTGAAACTTCAGCAACTCCAGTTAAAGTTCCTGAAGAAGTTGAAGTTGAAGAGGATCAAGAAGTAGTTGCAGAAGAAGAGTCATCTGAAGAAGATGTAGTATCTGAAGAAGAAGTAAATATCGATGATGCTATTTCAGAAGATGTAAATGCTCTTCTAGGTGGTGAAGAACTCTCCGAAGAATTTAAAGAGAAGGCAAAACTCGTATTCGAGTCTGCACTTCATGCAAAGTCACAAGAAATTCAATCAACTCTAGAGGAGCACTATGCTGCTGCTCTTGCAGAAGAGGTTGAAGAGATCAAACTAGAATTAACCGAGCGTGTTGACTCATACCTAGAGTATGTTGCATCCGAGTGGTTAGAAGAGAATGCTCTCGCTATTGAGAGTGGACTCAAAACTGAAATTACCGAATCCTTCATCACTGGAATGAAGGGTCTTTTTGAAGAACATTATGTATCAATGCCTGAAGAGAAATATGATGTACTAGAGAATATGGTACAAAAACTTGATGATATGGAGACAAAACTCAACGAGCAAATTGAGCGCAATATTGTACTCAATAAAAAGCTCTCCGAAAGTGCTGCTGACAGAATTTTCGGCGAAGTTGCAGAAGGTCTCGCAGTATCCCAAAAGGATAAACTTGCAGCCCTCGCAGAAAGTGTTGAGTTTGAGAGTGAAGCGAACTATCGTGAGAAGCTAGTAACACTGAGAAATTCCTATTTCCCAGCTAATCCTGGCACTCCAGTTAACGAGTCGGAAAGTCTAGCAGAAGAAACAAACTTCCAAGAGGCACCATCCTCATCTATGGACGCATATCTACGTGCGCTTTCCAACGTTACTAAAAAGTGATTTTTAGATAATACTCAAACCGCAAATCAACAACACTTTTAACGAGGTAAAAAAAAGAAATGAACGGAATGAATGCCGACCACTTAATTGAAAAGTGGGCCCCAATTCTAGACTACGAAGGTCTAGATACAATCAAAGATTCACACAAGAGAGCAGTTACTGCTGTTCTTCTTGAGAACCAAGAGCAGCAACTCCGTGAGTCTGCTGAGTTTCTTGGCGAAGCTGCACCAACCAACTCAGGTCATGCTCCTGCTGGTGCTAACGTTGCTGGTTTCGATCCAGTTCTAATCAGCCTCATTCGTCGTGCAATGCCTAACCTCATTGCTTATGACGTTTGTGGTGTTCAACCAATGAACGGTCCTACTGGACTCATCTTCGCAATGCGTTCGAAGTATTCGACCCAGGGCGGAAATGAAGCCTTCTTCGATGAAGTCGATTCAACATTCTCCTCACAGAACGACGGTGCTTCACTATCTGGTGGATTCTCCGACGCTGCTGCTGGTTTCGGTGCTACCGCTCAGGCAGGTACTAACCCAGGCGTTCTGAACCCTGTTGGTTCCGCTACAACTTCTGCTTACAACGTTGGTCAGGGTATGACCACCGCTGAGGCTGAGGCACTCGGAGATGGTACTGGTAACCACTTCAACGAGATGGCATTCTCGATCGAGAAAGTCACCGTTACTGCAAAGTCACGTGCCCTCAAGGCTGAGTACTCACTTGAGCTCGCTCAGGACCTCAAGGCGATCCACGGTCTAAACGCTGAAGCAGAACTTGCTAACATTCTCTCAACTGAGATCCTTGCGGAAATCAACAGAGAAGTCATCAGAACTATCTACAAGTCTGCTGAGCAAGGTGCTGCCGCAAACGTTGCAACCGCTGGTACTTTCGACCTCGACGTTGACTCCAACGGTAGATGGTCAGTTGAGAAGTTCAAAGGACTTCTATTCCAAATCGAGCGTGACGCTAACGCGATTGCACAAAGAACTCGTAGAGGAAAGGGCAACACCATCATCTGCTCTGCAGACGTTGCTTCCGCTCTAACCATGGCTGGTGTACTTGATTACACCCCTGCACTCAACGCTAACCTCAACGTTGATGACACTGGCAATACCTTCGCTGGTGTTCTCCAAGGTAAGTATCGTGTATACATCGATCCTTATTCAGCAAACGTTGATTCGAGCCAGTACTACGTTGTTGGTTATAAGGGTTCCAGCGCATATGACGCAGGTCTCTTCTATTGCCCATACGTTCCTCTCCAGATGGTTCGTGCTGTTGGTCAGGACACCTTCCAGCCTAAGATCGGCTTCAAGACCCGTTATGGTATCGTTGCGAACCCATTCGCAGAAGGAACCGATCAGGGTTTCGGAAGACTCCTCGCAAACTCCAACCGTTACTACAGAAGAGTCAAGGTTGCAAACCTCATGTGATTCATTCACAACTCAATCAAGAGGGTCTTCGGACCCTCTTTTTTTATGGAAATAAATAAAAATAAAACTTCTGATGACAACTCCATTTGATAAACAAATTGGAAACAGAAATTTTCTTTCTGCTCAGGGATTTAAATTCAATCTAGCAAGAGCACCAAAAGTAGATTTCTTTTCAAATTCTGCAAATGTACCAGGAATTAATCTTGGTGCTGCGATTCAACCAACATATCTAAAAGATATTCCTATCCCTGGAGACAAGTTGGTTTTTGATGATTTTCGACTTCGATTTAATATTGATGAAAATCTAGAAAATTACATGACCATCCAAAATTGGATGAGGGGTCTTGGTTATCCAGAGAGCGTCTACGAATATTCAGAATGGAAACAAAGTGATCCAAACAACCCGAATCAAGATCCAAATATTTCTGATGGATCTTTAATTATTTTCAATAGCAATTTCCAACCATCAACAATAGTAAAGTTTCAGGGATTATTCCCAGTATCTTTATCTGAAATTGAATTTGATGCAACTGCAGTTGATGTCCAGTACGCAACAGCTTCTGTAACTTTTAAGTATGTTCTTTATAAAATCAACAACTATGAACCTGGATGAAATTCAAAAACTTTGGGAAGAAGATTCAAAAATAGATGAAGACAATCTCCACAGTGAATCTACAAAGATTCCAAGTCTTCATGCAAAGTATTACAAGTTATTCAATAATATCCTGACTCTGAAAAAAGCTCAGGAAAACAAACTGAAGATTCTGAAAAAAGAAAAATGGCAATATTACACTGGAAAGGCAGAACCAGATGTTTACATTGAAAAACCATTTGATCATAAAGTTTTAAAGAATGATCTGGACAAATATCTTGATGCAGATGAAGATCTAATCAAGTGCATTACTAAAATCGAATATTATCAGATGATGTTGAACTATCTGGACAGCATCATCAAAACTATATTAAATAGAACATACCAACTGAAAAATGCCATTGAGTGGCAAAAATTTATTAGAGGTTATGACTGATATTGTAATTGCGAAAAAGAACGAAGTTTTCCTAAAGATCGAAGCGGAACCACACGTCTTTCAGGAATTATCAGAACACTTTACTTTTGATGTACCAGGGGCAAAATTTATGCCTCAGTACAGAAGTAAGTATTGGGATGGGAAGATTCGTCTTTTTTCAACACATACAGGAGAAATCTACGTAGGTCTTCTTGATAAGGTAGTTTCTTGGGCAAAGAAATGGGACTATAACGTAGAATTCAAAAACAATAAGTTCTATGGAACTCCTTTAGAAGAGAATGAGTTAATCTCTTATGAAGGAGTCAAGGATTATATGACTCGGATCTCTAAACATAAACCAAGAGATTATCAAATTGATGCAGTTTATGATGCACTTAGATACAATCGTAAACTCTTAATCTCACCAACTGCATCAGGAAAATCATTAATGATTTATTCTGTAGTTAGATATTTTGCAGAAAGAGATAAGAAGATCCTTCTAGTCGTTCCCACAACGTCTCTGGTTGAACAAATGTTCAAAGACTTCCAGGACTATGGATGGAACGCTGAGGACT